GGACAGGATGACGTTCTCATCCGCCAGCAGAGCCAAGCGGTTGCGGAACAGGTTGACGTTTTGGATGGTGCTGCCAACAAAGCTGGGGTTGGGAGCGGTCGTTGCATCACCAGCTATCCGGGCAGACCAATCGAACTTCTTAAAGGTGAATGTGCCGTCGTTTTCCCGCACCAGCACATGGGGCATGGTGGTGGCGTCGAACTTGTAGACGATGCCTGGGGCAACGGTCTCCTTCCAGACGCCTTCACCAAAACCACTGCCGGCATTGGTCTCAAACTTGACGTAGTAGTCGTCGGTCCTGGTCGACGCAGAGCCTTGGATCTCCACAAGAAAACCATGGTCCGCTCTGGTTGGCAGGCTTGAAAGGCCACTGACTGAGCCCTTGATGGAGAGGATGCCTTCGCCTGTACGGGTGTCGGTGGCAGTCAGAGTGTAAGCGCCACCGTCTGCCTTCTCAATGCGGATGATGTAGTCGACAGAGTCGATGATGTAGTTGGCCGTGCGGAAGGTGACGGCGTCGTTGTTGTTGATGTTTGAGGCCGCGGCCGGCGAAAAGGTCACCTGAGTGGCAGTGACGGCCGTGACACGAGCACCTTTGGGAATGTGGCCCGTGGCATCAGTGATGTACTGGCCAACCACTACACCAGTGGTGCTGGCGAAGTTAGCCGTTGTGGTCGTGCCGGTTGCGTTTGTCGTAAGCGTCGTTGCCACTGGGTTGATGGCAGACACGGCCAGTAGGCCAGCCAACTCCTTTGCCACTGTCACGCTTTGAGGCACGGTGCCACCCACTGCGGCAGTGGTGTAAGAAGCCTCGGTGCTGTTGATTGTGACCTTGTAGGTGGTGCTGTAATCCACCGACTTCACGAACACCATGGACTTAGTGCCCCAGGTCGGGGACAAGTCCGCAGCCATCGCCACCGTCTTCTCACGGTTGACGATGAAGGTGTAATCAGCCACCGATGCCACCCGAAAAGTGGAGCTGGGTTCACCGTTAATGTTCAAGTAGCCAGTGCCATCAGGCTTAGCGACAGTCTTGACGCTGCCATCCAGGCCAAAGACCTTGATGTCGTTGTCCAGGATCAGCACCAGGTACTGGATGACGCCATCGCGGTCAACGATGGTGGTAAATGGCCGGCCAGTACCAGCAGTACCGGAGAACAGTTTGCCGATGTTGTAGCTGGGTGGGCGCTTCTTCAGGCCTTCTACCGGGGAAGGCATGCAGTTGACGACCTGCTCAGCCTGTGAGGCCAGGCGCAGGGCAGCCGGCTGCTGACTGACCCCATTGATCAGGTTGGGGATGGAGCTGCTTACAAGAGGCATGGCTCAACGCTGCAGGGCCCGGCTGGGCATATAGGTCATGAATACAGAGGTGTGGTTGGGATTGCCACGCAGCATGTTGTTCTGGCTGACGTAGGTCTCCTCCTCCAGGAACAAAGCCCGAGCTTCTGCCTCCACGGTCAGGTTGATCCGAGTCAGGTCGCTGCTGCCCAGGATGGACTCCTGCAGGTGCCTGCCGGCCTTCACAGCGATGTACTGGCGGGCGTGCTCAGGCAGCTCCTCCCACTCCAGCATGTAGGTCACGTCAGCCTTGAAGGCCTGGTCAAACTGATAGCTGTTGGCGCGGCGGTCGTAGAGCTTGCTGCCACGCTGCACCACGTCCAGTGACGGGTAGTTGTAAGGGTCGACCACGACACGGCTGACATTGGCGCCGACGGCCACCTCTTTGGTGTTGGTGTCGGGAGTCATGTCCCGTTCGTAGTCGGTGTTGAAGGACCAGCCGTCGCTTTGAACCTTGCGGCTGACATCCTTCAGCATTTCTTCGGCCTGTTGAGCAAGGCCGTATTGACCGGCAAGGCTGTTGACGGGCGCCTCGCCCATCATCTGGAGGATGCGGTTGACCGCTTCCAGGTAGGTGGTGCGAGCCAGTGTCATCGGTCAACTCGATAAAGGGAAAGGGGCCCCGAGGGGCCCCCAGGTAACCACTCAGCTGGTAGCGGTGTAGATCTCCACAGCGCAGTCGGGACGCAGCACCGAAGTACCCAGCGCCATGGAAGCCACCATGAAGGTGCCTTGCCACAGGGCATGGACGTCGGAGCCAGTCATCTCGGTGCGCAGATCCATCAGCTTCACCGTACCGGCAGCCATCGGGTTCCACACCAGCGCCACGCTGTCAGTGAAGTCAGCGTTGTAGGCGTTGTTTTCACCAGTCACCGCAGAACGGTTGGTGGTGGGCAGGTGGTTGGACTTGATGATCTGGATACCGGCCACGCGGAGCACGGTGCCGTCGGCATAAGCGCCGGCGCCGCCCCAGTCGCGGTTGATGACGCTGGTCTCTTGCACCAGCTTGTAGTACTCAGCCGGGGCCAGGCAGCAGTAACGATCACCCTCGGGGAGGTTGTTCTCGTCCATCTTCTGCGCTGCAGAGAACAGCGCAGTAGCCAGCTGGGCACCGGTGATCGCGGACTTGGAGGCAGCCACGATCTTGATGCGAGTACCGCCGGGCAGGTCGGTGTTGAAGTGGGTCGCAGTACGAGCGGCCTTGGCAATCTGAGCAGCCACGTTCTTGTCGAACGTGTAAGCCAGAGCGTTGCCCATCTCAGTGGTGTACTGAGAGCGGACGTCGTAGTGGTTCTTGGCCTCGTCGATGTCCGCAATGAAGGCTTGGGACACCAGCTTGTCGTCGATCTTGACGACGGCCTCAGCGTGCTTCACCTGGTTCCCGATCAGCATGTTGCCGGGAGTGTGATAGCTGGCGCTGTTGAGACCGATGATCGGGAAGGCAGCCGACTTACCGGAAGAGATGGTGCGGACCTTGTGAAGGGCCTCAAACACCGTCGCCTTACGGAAAGCGGTCAGCACTTCGCCGCCGTAGACCTGCAGGAACAGGGCGTTATCGCCTGCCCAGGATCCACCACCGGCATTGTTGACTAGGCCAAGACGCGAAGCGTCAAAATTAGGGGCAGCCATTGCTGTACTCCTAGAAGAATTGGGTTGTTACCCGACTCCTTCTCCCTTTCACTCTGGGTGTCCTCCGCAGAGGGCCGTCGCTTCCGTGAGCGGGTCTAGGTAACGGAAGTGTAGGCACACGGCAAGACAACAAAAAGGCCCCGTTGCCGGGGCCAGCCGTCCTCTCAAAAGCTGCTCGATCAGAAGATAGAAGATCGGGAGAGTTTCTCCTCAATCTTCCGTCTATATGCAGGATCTGCCGCGTAACGGGGATCCTTCATGGCTTCAACCAGCTGAGCGGTGGACTCAAACTTGTCGTTACTGGATTTTGGCGCACGACCCCCAATGAGTTTGGGCTCGACGCCAGCCTTGGCGGTGTATTTGGCGTGAAGGCCAGACACTGCCATGCGAACAGCAGCCATGGTGCTGTTGCCAGTGACGATCTCGTTGAATCCCTTGATCTCGTCCTCGCTGAGGTTGTCAGCGGCCCACTCCAGCATGTCGCTGTAGCCCTTTTCGCCGCCGTACTCCTGTTTGAGGGCAGTGATCTCCTTGACTGTCAGGGCAGTGTCCTGAGCAGCCTTGTACTGGAGACCCGAGAGGTAGGCATCGACCATGTCCCGGGTAAAGCCAGCCTCCTGCAGCTGGTCGTAGTCCTCGTCTGCCAGCTGGCCAGTCTCCTGCCAGCGGGTGTTCATGGCACCGAAGTCAATCTCGGCTTCTTCAAGGCGTGAACCAATGAAGTCGCCGTAGATCTCCTTGGCATCGGCGGACTGAGGCTTCTCCTCCTCGGAGTCATCGGCTTCATCAGCCTCTTCCTCAGTCTCTTCGACCTGACCGCGTTGGCTCAGCTTGCGCTGGGCTTCTTGGTAGGCCTTTTCAAGGTCCTCGACGGACTTGTACTTGCCGGCCAGGAGCTGTTGTTCCTCAGTGGCAGTTGGATCGCCCCCATGGTTGAGGGCTTCAAGCATTTCTTTGTTTTCAGGCGACAGAGCAGGAGACTCCGCGCCAACGAAAGTGACGGGTTCTGGCATGTGGTGAGTTATTTGATGGTGATGGAGCCGTCATCGTCGATGACGACAACGGGTGCAGGGCCAGGTTGGGCCATCGGCTTGGAATCAACCTTGCCAATGACGATGTCTTCGGTGGGGCCGTACTGAGGGACGTCAGCCGGTGGGCCCTGAAGGGACACCGGGTTGGGATTGGGCTGCTGGGAGGGCGTTGGGGACGGCTCCTGGGGCTTCGGGGTCGCTTCCTTCTGGGTACTGCGGGCCATAAGGGGCTCCTGGTTGGGTGTAGTTGGCGGCCACCTGCCCCAATGCAGGGGACTTGAGGCCGGTCATGATCAGTTCACGCTGCAGATCTTGCTGACGCAAGCCCTGAGCTTCCTGAGCCTCCTGATCAAGTTGCTCAGGAGTCTTCACGAGGTTAGTGGTGTCAATGGATTCAGCTGCTGCAAGCCGGCGCAGAGCCTCATCCAAGTTCAGATACCGCTGCGCGATCTCTGGACCCAAAGTTTGAGTGGCAGTGGTGATGAATTGCACCAGCTTGTTGCGGTCATCGCCGCGGCCGATGGCTTCCAGGCCAGTAACGGGCTTGGGATTGACCAACGGTTGACCGTTTTGCCCCTTGGGGAAGGGAGACAACTTGCGTTGACGGCGCAGGATGTGCATCAACCGGCGCACCAAAGGCAGTTGCAGCTCCTGGGTAAGGATGGAATACAAGCCGCCGATGCCAGCTTCCAGCTCCTGCGACATGTAGCGGATCTCTTCCGCAGTCACCCGCTCACCAGGGCGCTGAATGGCGGTGTTGAGCAGGAAAGCGAACTGCAGTCGACCTTCAATTCGGTCAATGGTGCTCTGTGCAATGCCCAGGTCCTGGCTCTTTTGGCTCTGAATGACCGACACATCGCTGGCATTGCCTTGGACGATGGCGCCATTGGGGGCATTAGCCAAAGTGCGGGGCCTGGTGGTGCCGTTGGGATTGACCAGGAACAGAATCTTGGCCGCGGCAGCAGCGCCTTCCAGCACCGACTGGTACAGCGACTCAAGGGCCAGCAGGTCGCCGTAATACTCCTCGATGTAGGAGCGGCCGTACTCCTCCCCATCAACGCGGTTAAAGCGCAGGGGGATGAATGGCGAGACGTCCTGGTCGCACATGCCGTGGGAGCCAGGGATCTCCTTGTTGCGGGCTTCCTGCCACCAATGGCATTTGCCCTGCTCGAACTCCACCCGGGTGTAGATCTTGACCGTCTTGGAAGCACTGCGGCCGGTGTTGTACTCGGCAGCGTCCTCCTCGGGGTCCAGTTCTTCGTAGAGGCCAGACGGCAGAGCGTCGGGGTAGACCTCTTCCTCAATGATGATCTCCGTCAGGTTCCCCATGGGGTCCCTGCAGCAGACGAACTGGTTGAAGTGAATGACGCGCAGGCCCTCTTCACCGATGTAGAGCAGCACGTTGCCGCCCACCAGTAGGTGCTTGAAGGCTTCGTGCATGGCAGCACGGCCACCTGCCGTCTCAAAGACGGACATGACCGCCCGCTCGACTTGAACGAGGGCGGTGTCCAGTTCAGTTTTGATCTCAGGCCCAGCCTCTGCCACACGCAGGGCCAGGTCGTCGATCTCCAGTTTGAAGAAGCTGGAGTTGGGAGGAAACAGGCTGATCAGCAACTTGCTGGCCAGGTAGTTCACGCCCCTAGCGCCCAGGGATTGATAGGGCGTCTTAAGCCGGCCACGGTCAGTACCACCGGCTTCAGGGATCAGGCCAGGAATGGTGACCTTGGAGCAGTCCCGAGCACGATCCAGGAAGGAATCTCGGTTCCCAACCAGCTGGCTGTAGCGAGCAGCAGCGGTGCCAACTTCTTCTTCGTTGTAGGGCTGGCGCTGGCGATCAACGCTGCCGGTCAGGTTGAGGTCCACTGGATCAAGCCGCAGGGATAGTCAGGCCGCCAGTCCCGCCAGCAATGTCGGTACGCAGGCGGCGGCGGCCAGTGCCTTTGCGCACGGGGATGGTCATGTCG